TCCTGCTGCAGCTGCAGTGTGGGATAAACAGTTTGGCGGAAAATATGATCCTTTAACCGGCAACCCGCTTCCAGAATTTGAGCAAGAAATTGTTAATCGAACTAGGGGACCAATATACGTACCAAACAAAGGTTGGCGAGTTGGCGGGGCACAAGAAGGACCTGATCCTACAGATAAAGATGTAATGGATACGTTAGATGATACTTTAGATACTACTACAGATTATTTTAAAGATTTCAACGAAGGATTAAAGAAAGCACTCGAAGGATTGGATACAATCGGTGATAATATAATTGGTATAGCAAAAGACACGTTAAATCCTTCGAAAATTGAGGACATGTTGAATAATTTATTAACTATTAGTTTTGGCGAACAACCCACGGATACTATAAATTTAGCACCATACTTAGGTACGGCGGTAGTACAAACACTTAAAGATATAACGGAAGAAGCGGGTAAGCTAACTGATTATGTAAGTGACAAGGCTGCGGCAGCAACAAATATTGTAACTAATAATACTGTTATGGGTACGGGGAATAATCAAGGATCAACATCTGCTGTTATACCAGGCAGTGCTAAAAGAAATGTTAGAGACTCCTGGGGAATATGGACTGATGGATTAGGTAAACGATAGCCAAAATAAAAGCCCCTTTCGGGGCTTTTTTAATCTTCAGCTAATTTTGCAAAATATGATAATGATTCATCGTCATTATCAAAGTCTACTTCCTTTGCTGGAGCTTTTTCTACTTTTCTTTCCATTGTGGGTGGAGGAGAAGCTGTAGATTCAGATACAGGATAGTTATCGAGGAATGTGTCTTCCGCATTTTTTGCAGCAGATAGTCCTCCGGTCAACCCCATCACCATATTGAATTTTTTCTTTAGATCGTCATATGATTTAAAATGCTTTTCATCTAAGAATTGCAACAACGAATGTTGCCCATCCCAGATAGCTTCAATTTTACTATCATCTTCTGAAATTGCACTTGGGCCATCGAATTCCGATTTATCATAATTTCGATAACCTTCCACATTACGAATCTTAAGTTTAAAGTTCGCGCCTTCCCAGAAATCAAAAGGATTAATAGGTTTCTCATCTTCAAATTGTGGTTCGGCGATGTCTTTAATTTTATCAAAGATCTTCTTACCAAATTTGTAAAGAAATACCTTACCTTCATTCTCAGGATGTGCTGGATCTTTAACTACAAGAACATTTGTAATATAAGATAGTTTGCGTTTTTGCTTACGAGCAATTTCCTTATTTGCTTCTGTCCCCGAATTCCAAAGTTCAGTGTTATGTTCTGAAATTGGATCAGCCTTACCCAAAGTGGTCAAAGAATTTTCAATATACCATTTGCCGGTCGGTCCTTGGAATCCATGATTCCAAATACGAACCCAGGGTAGTTCTTCACCTTTTGGCGGGGATAGGAACCGAATAACAGCGTAGCCATTGCCAGCTTTGTCTACCTCTGGTTGCCAGAAGCGTTCGTCTGCACCACGTGATTCGGTTTGAGGATTTGCGATTTTTTCGACTTCCTTCATTAGGGTATCGAAGCCACCTCGACTTTTGCGTAAGTCGGATAAAGATTTAAATGCCATTGTACTTCCTTTCGTATTAACGGTGTATGTTTTGTATTAGCGACGTTTAGTTTTTGCATCTATCACATAAGCATAATCTAATTCGTCATCGTCCTCGTAATCATTTTGCATTACTTTAGCCGATGCTATATTATATATAAGTTTTCTGTGCTTGTCAAGGACATTTTTGTCCTTAATTTTTTTAATTTTTTTCTCTCGGTCGAAATCATTGTTTCGTTTTTTACTTGCCATCTTAAAAATACTCTCCTAGTATTAGTAATTAGAATCCTCGTCCCCATCATTACCTGTTGAGGATACTACAATATAAGGCCAAGATGCAACCCTCTTTGTAATTTCAGATTGATTGTATGCCATTTTCATTAGATACCTTTGAGTATCTTTTAATGATTCGATACAAGTAGTAAGTAGTTCTTTTGTTAAATTAAGTTCTATTTCCAAATCTTGTATTTTTTTGGATCTAAGATTAAGTTCCAACTCGTTCTCTGAATATTGCATGATATCGGTCTTTATCTATTCGTAAAAATGGTTTATATTTTTTGACTAATCTTGATACATCTGGCCAAAGAATGTCCGCAGAAAGCTTATCGTCGAAGGTTTCGATATATGGAAACACTTTATCTAAAATAACTAAAGTTTCAATAGATATGGATTTTCTCAGATATGCTTTCAATATATATGGATGTTGTGCTTTTGTAATCATAAAAGCATCTTCAATTTTATTCCCACCTACTTCTAATTCATGTATAATTGCATCAAGTTCTTTGGTAAAATTATAGGTTAGGCTCTCCATCTTACCTTTCCATTCTACGTATGTTTTTCCTGCTTCAGAATCAAACATACCGCCCCAACGATCACCTGATACAAAATTTGAAACTAAGAAATTTGCAACTTCTTCATCTGTATAAGTTTTGGAAATTTTTCTAATAGAGAAAAGATCTTTTCTTTTTGCGAACGCCTGTCTGCTAGCTTTAACTTTTCCATTTCTCTTAGTTATGTCATAATTATCTGTAGTGAAGTGCAACTTCAATGCTATATACATTTTATATACTGCGAATTCATCCATAATCAAAGTGGTAATTTCCCTCTACGTTTTAAATAATTCTGTTCCTCTGCTTCATTTTGTACTTTATCTTTAAGCGACTGATTTATCAATTTTGATATAGATTCAATTTCAATATCTACTTCTTCGCAGTATTGTATAATCGCATCCATATATCCAATTTTTTCTCTAATTACACGCTCTTCAATATGCAGGGAAAATTCATTAGGTGATCTAAATTTTTTGGTTATAATTAAACTATCTGTTAAAATGTATTCTATTTCGTTATCCATGTGTTTCCGGGAATAATACTTCGTCCATAAAATTTGTAAAAACTTGTTTGTCTACTCCAAAATTTACCATCATTGCTGGGGTATGAGGATTCAACTTTTGATTTTTGCAATATCGATTTTGCATAGATATAAAATCTGCATCTTTTACACTATTACCTATATTATAAAGGTAATAATCCAAGTTGTCAATAAAAGTATTTACTAGTTGATCATATTCTTCTTGAGTATGAATATTACCTGCAGCTAACATTTTTGGACTAAAAATCTTCTGTGCCCATTCCGGAAGTTCTCTTGGCTTACTCCATTGTACTCCACTCATTCTATTTTGATACCACTCATACAAATCTGATTTTCCTACTTTAGAAAAATCATGAAATGCACCTGTTATTTTATTCTGGCCGCACACTATATCAAATCCAAAGATTGGATCTGGAGAATCATAATGGGGAAAAATACACATATGCATGACCCACATTTTTTTAGTTGCAGTAGCGTCTACTATCTCAATATGGGCTCGTCTAAATTTATCAGATGTCCAAATATAATTCTTCCATGAAAAATTATCAACATGTATTTCATATTCTGGTTTAAGTGTTTCTGCGGAATATTGTTTAAATTTATCAATAACTAATTGTGATAATAAATTTACTTGCGGCCAAATTTCAATCATTAAAGTCCTTAAGCATAGCAATATTAAAGTCAAATGCTAAATTTGCTTCACTTGCTAATGAAATATCTAATTTACTTCTCATCTTAGCTGCAAGCCCAGGAATATCATCAAACTTAAACATATTATTAGGACCAGGGAGCAACTTAGCTAATGCCTGTCCTCCAAATAAATCTCCCATATGACGAACATAAATGTGAGCAAGTAATTTATCTTTATCTAACTTAATAGACTCAATATATTCTAAATATTGAGCGGTAGAATTTTTCATCAAAAATATTTGCATATTAGTATTTGCCAATTCAGCAAAATCCAATTCTATAGCTTTTGCTCGTTTAATATCCTCTATTCCTTCGAAGATACCTAACCCATCTGCCAAATATTCTAAGCGCAAATATATTAATCTAAGTTGATATAGATAATCTGTATATTTTTTAACATCTACCGTTTTACTAAAAATGGATTTAATAAATGGTTGTGTCTCAGCTTCTTTATGTTTTTCTAAAGTTAATTCTTTTAATGTAGACATTAGTTACCTTTTCTTGGGTTTGCCGGATATCCAATGTATGGTCTGTGATCATATTTGTAATCCCGATACTTACCTTTTCTATCGACGTAGTGTAGGAATGCTTGTGTTTGTCTAGTACCGGTATAGGGAGTTCTCCAATGATTAAGTACATCCCCCTTATAAACAATTAAGTCACCTGGTTCCAAGTATATTGCTTTGTGTTCGCCGGTTAAAGTCTCAAACCAAATTTCCCATGGTTCTGGATCATTTGAAATGCAGATAGTAGTGGAATATTCGCAACTTGGCCTATCCTTATGTATTGCCATTTCAGCGCCAGTATAGTATATCCTAGCATAAGTATATGTAGGATTAAGCAATTTACCTGTAACTGTTTCTAAAAGGGGTTTAAGTTGAAGAGATAAAGATTCAAAACAAAGAGCAGAATAATGAGAATATGAATTCATAATTTGCTCGTCATTGAAAAGAAATTTATTCTCCTCAGTCTGTTGCTTATTATTTTGCATATACTGAAGAGTTTTTACTAGTTCAAATTCTGTATCTAAATGCACTAGTAAATCTTTTGAAATTGCTCCGCGAACAATTTCATATAAATTTGTCTCAAATTTCATATATTTCCTTGATAAAATCATATCCGGTTGATTGGATGATAAGGACAACCGGAAAAACCTCAGCGAGTAGCTTACGCTACCATGCGATACGAGTTATCGTTTGCATTTACTATTTTGCTTGATTTACGGTCATCGCCTACCGAATTGTCTGTATCGTTACTTATTGCCCAATCGAAACCTGGTCATCCCCATCAAAAGCATATTAGTTCTCAGTGACCGATGCCGTTAAATAACACCGATGTATCTACTATGCTTTTGGTGGAGATGGAGGGAATCGAACCCTCGTCTTGAACACCTTTCAGTCAACTTCTTCCCTTTCGGGGTTTACAATAATTCTTTTACTTCATCCCAAAGTAACCACATTGCTAAATTAATAGTACATATTAGTGTAGTTCCTAGAATGAAACCGACCAAAAAATCTCCTGTTTGGTCGCACATTTATTCTGTTTCACGTAACACACATCTAGCAATAATATCATTTCTGTTTTTTACTATAGCAGTTGCTGCTTCCCAACATTCTTCAAATCTAGGATATGATTTCCACTCTTGTTCTACATCTTGAGATAGTAGTACTACAAATAAAACATAAACAGACATATTAGTCTCCGCTATTTATTTAGATATTAAATTCTTTCCTATATATATCTCTCAAATCTTTAAACCCGTTGATCCACGTGTTTCGTTTTTCTTTAAAAACTAGAATACCGTGATCGTCGGTTGAAATTATAATTACTAATTGAGAAACCGGATTACCGGTCATCTCCTCATATGCTACCGCATAAGCAGAACATTGCATAAAGTAATCGTGAATATCGTCGCGTGTTTTATTCCGCTTAGATGTTTTAAAATCTATTACCGATAACTTTCCTTCATATTCACCTATGCAATCTACGGTCCCTGCAATTTGTAAATGATGAGAAAATAGAGATTTTTCCATAACATGGATATTGTCTATCTTATGTAGGTAGGGTTTAATCTCTGTCCAATTTTGAGTATCGAACACACTAGGAGCAACATCTTGATTATACAGATATTGCTCACATAATGTATGTATTCGAGTACCTCGTTTACTGGCAGTGGTGCTAATCTTATTAGCTGCATCATTACCTACACGAGCCCGCCATGCTTTAATTATATCTCGTTTTAATAATCCGGTAACTGTAGTAACAGACGGGTACTTTTCTCCAGTAGGAGTTTCATATGTTCTAACTCCATCTTCTCGAGTTACCCGATTTAATTTAGGCAATTCCCCTATATCAACGTGAGTAAAAATCATACAAATCTAGTTAAATTTGGCGGAGTCCAGTTTGCAGGTTTTAAAATTTTACCATCGTCTCTTCGCAAAACCATACCTGTATTAGAATCAATTTTGGAGAGGTTGCTTCGTGCAACCTCTTCCCATGCACCTTTAATGTCAAATTTCTTCATATGGCAATAACCGAGGATAACCCAGATCATATCCATGCACGCATCTAGTTGCTCTACATTGTCATTCTCTTTATAAGCTACTAAGAATTCATTAAATTCTTCTTCAATTAATTTTGCGTATAAACTAACATTTTCATCTGTCGATTCTGTTTGTTGACAGGCTAGTAGAAACATTTTAACATCTAACTGCATTGACATGATCACCTCACTAAAAATATATTATAACATTCTAAGATACAAAAGTCTATACAAATTTACCCTAAAATCTTCTTTAAGGTTGCCGGACCTGCAATACCATCTGCTGTAAGACCATTTGATGTTTGCCAGGCCTTTAATGCTTTTTCGGTTCCGGGTCCAAACGATCCATCGGCGGCGAGCCCAAGTTTTTCCTGAACCTTTTTCACCACTTCGCCTTTACTACCAACCTTAATAGTTTCAAGAACAAGTTCTGTCACAGCTTTACCCACATCTGCCACGGTGCTTCCGCCGAATACATCTAATGCATGTTCCCAATGTTTTTTACGATCTTCTAAACCAATCGTACCACCATTGATTCGTTTAGTCATTAGTAGTAAATCTTTTTTATCTGCAATTTCATTTAGACCATTCTTTTTCCAAAACCAAGCTGCAGACTCAATTGCTCCTGCTAGTGTTTCTAAATACGTAATAGTCTCATCAATAGATTTACCAATTGCGGTAGAAAAGGCTTTGTAGTTATCATGTCCCGTTAATTGAATTGCTCCGCGACCTCTGTACTTATACCCGTCACCTGATGCTTCCGGTCCATTTCCCATTCGCCCGCCGTAAATTTTATTTGCAATTTTCTCGGGTTGTTTTTCATACTTAGCAGCAGTTGCATCATCTGGAAAATATTTAGAAAATGTTGCCCGCAACCCCTTGGCGCCATAATTTAAATTTTCTTTAAGTACCGTAAATTCATTTGATTCATGTCCACATTGTGCGAGGAATCCTGCTACTCGTTCCTTTGTGGTAATATCATATTTAGGTAAAACAGTCTCTAACGCTTTAAATAAGTCGTTTGGATTCTTATTGTTCGGTACACATTTTTTTAATTTGTCCGCCGTAAAGTCAAAGCTAAATGCCATTCAATTCTCCTTATACTTCAGTATATTGTTTATTAGTTGTAAACCAAATAGGCAATGTATATCTTGTTCCTACTACGGTGCTAACACCGTGTTTATGTTTAAGGCCAGATGGATACAATGCTAATTTTCCCTTCATTGGTTTTATGAATAGAGGTCCGTGTTCTGGGAAGAAAGTTTCTCCCCCCATAAAATCATCATTTAGGTAAAGTACTCCTGAGTAATTTCGCCATCCGCAATAATTTGGATTGCCCTCTAGGTCACTATTATCTGCATGGACAACCATGCCTGAACCACTTTCCCATAATACCAATGCAGTGTAATCGGGGTATAAGTATTCCTCTTGAAATAAACGCCTAGCTTCACTTGTAGCATTATATTTAAATGTACTTACTATTCGTTTAATATCATAATTTTGAATATTACTATAGTCAATTGCCTTACCATTGAAGAGAGATTGTCCGTTAGTGCTCATTTTTGGAGTACTTGCAAACCATCTTACGATGTTATCGCATTCGTCTTCAGTTAAAAAATTCTCAATTTCATATATTTGATTCATACTCATACCTTCTCCTATTTTATGCCGCTTCGTAAGTACTTTCGTATTGAAGCCTTGCCAATATATATTCCTTTACTATCGCTGATCTTACAATGTCATCAACACCAAATTCAAAAGTTTTGAAGCTAGGCATCATATCTGCGATTCGCATAAACTTCTTCAATCCCGACATATCGGTTTTCTTATACAAATCTGTTTGTCTAAAATCTCCACAGAATATAATTTTTGATTTTTCTCCTACTCTAGTGATAATCGAATTAAGTTCCATGTCAGTCATATTTTGGCATTCATCTACAATAATGACTGAGTTATCTAATGTAATACCTCGAACATATGATGTAATTAAAAATTGTATTGCCTTTTGTTCTGTTAATCTTTGATATGCATCTGCACGATTAAATAAATCTGAGCATATCTCCACATAGGGCTCTGTGTATACTTCAGTTTTTTCCTTCTCGTCTCCAGGTAAATGTCCAATGTCTCTGCTTGGCACGGCAGATCTTACTATTACTACCTTTTCATAACTGTTATTAGATTTATCTAAAACTTCTTCTATTGCATGATAAAGCGCAATATAGGTTTTACCTGTACCGGCGATACCGTGTAATAACATAATCTTAGATTTATCGTAGGCTTCAAAAAATCCTTTCTGATTTTCAGTTAGTGGTTCTATTACCTTAAGGTCATCTATTCGTATTTTAAGTTTAGTATTATTTGCAATAGTCAGTTGAGGTTTCTGAATAGATTGAGTTTGAATATTGCTTTTTGTTTTTGCCATGAATGCCCTCGTAAAATGGAACGAAAGGAGGACAGCTAGATTCTGTCCTCCAAACCGATTAAAACAAGAATTGCCATAATTTAATTTCTACTCAATTTATCTTTAAGATTAGCTTTTCTACCATTAGCAGAGTTAATTTTTGATAGTACTTCTCGAAACCCATTATCAACAGTTCTTATACCTAGCCGCACGGGATCTCCCAAAGCAGCCATGCCTGCGTGATGTGTTTTGTAATTGTTTGAATCGCATGACGGGCAAACTTGCGATTCCCTTTCGGATATCTTACACATGACGTTAAACACGGTGTCGCACTCAGAACATCTAAAATCGTAAAATGGCATTTATCAACTCCCTATACATTATATATTACCTATGAAACCTTAAAGAACAAACAATGTCTGGTTACGAGTTCCAGAAGCACTCTATCGTGTGCTCGATTTTAACACTTTAGAAACTAATTTGACTTCTTAGCATAATTGCTTTTTCGCCGTTTACTCTACTACCTGTTGCGCCAACTGGGGAGTTAAATTTGGTATCTACATAATTAAGCATGAATCGAACATTGTCATTTAAGAACCAAGTAATACCATATGTCATTGCTGTAGCCTGGTTAGCTTTGCCTGATACTACCGCAATTTTTTCAGCATCAAATTCACTGGATCTAATACCCACTTGCCATGCCCCAGGACCGCCGCTGGTAAATGCGTTGTTTGGTTTAATCCAACCAAATGTGCCATCTTTGTAAGCATGACTTTCGCCGGTTAAATTGTATACCAACTGAACATAGTTACCTTTTACTTCTTGATTGGATCCTGTAGCCGGGTCATATTTGTAATTAAATTGCTCTCCCTGTACTTTTAATCCTTTCCAAGCAAACGCTGCCTCAATACCTTGGCGTGTTCTTGCAGTGTCGCCGCTTAGAGCTGGCCCTGTGAACCAAGCACTTTGTTGACGAGCTTCAGTACGCCCACTTGAAGGAGTTACTCCAGTTTTTACATCGCCGGTACTGTATGCTGCACCTAAATGAGCCACAAAGTCTTTGTTCTGAATTAACTCAGCAAAGTTTGTAGTTATACGTCCAATAAAATCTACACCATCTACGGTGGCAGTTTTATTAGCACGTCCACGGCTTGCAGCTAATGCATAAGTTATACCTGCTCTAGGGACACCATGTAACATGATACCCGTTTCTTTAGCCGGAATAAACTCACCCTCTGTTTGTCCAATTAAACTGCGTTCCATAAAGTCAATGTTGTTAGAGCTGGTCAATTGCTCAAGACTGAAAGGCATTTTGAACGTACCAAACTGAAGTTGCATAGCAGGATTTGCTGCATAATTCACCCAGAATTCATCTATTGTGGATGTGGTAGAACTTGCACCAACATCATTTCCAAAGTTTGCTAGTAATTGATATTTGAAGTCTTTAGCAATCTGTCCCCTAACTCCAAAGCGACCTCGTCTGACTTCTAGCGCATCTTGATACGAGTCTGCGGTTTGGCCTGCACCGTAGGCTGGACTATAACTTCTATAATCCATGTGAATTCTACCTGTGAATTGTGCAGTGGTATTTCCGTCTTTGGATTTGATTCCAAGTCCGTTTTCCATTACAGCACCATCACTGGCTTTACTTAGTCTGTAGTTGTTGTTGTCTCGCAAGTCCTTGTCCACACGAGAAGAATTAAACTGTACATTTTCTGCCTTGTCTTCGTGCGCGGTAACTTTTCTATAATGTTCTTCCTTGGTTAATATTCCTTTTTGCAAAAGAATATCCAAGGTATCTGTGTAATCATCTGCCATTGCAGGTGACGCAAAGCATAGTGCTAAGAGAGATATAATAGTAATTTTTTTCATAATAATCCTTA